TTGTTTCCAGGCCTGTACAGCAAAGTATAGTGCCATCCAAGACTTTCCAATACCTGGATAAGCAAGAAATACCCCCAATTGTCCTGGCATGATTCCTGATGGCAAATAATTATCAAAACCTGGAAGATTTGTTTTTATACCAATGTGCCCTGCTGCCTGCTGAACTTTAAGATTTTCAAAGTAAGCAACTGCTGACTCAAGATCTGTTACATCAATATCACGAATAGCAGATGTATTCTTTTTAAGTTCTGAAGTCTGAGTAATTAAATTATCTAACGCCTTTGAACCTTCTCCTTGCTGTACATCTCCAGCAGCAGACCTCAAAATATCTTTTAGGCTATCATTTAAATATTCTGTTTGTAATTCTTCTAGATGATGCTTAGTTGCACCCACACCAACAATTGGATCAAAATCTCTAAACTTTTCAACAACTAAAGATACTGGAGGGACAGAAGAGTTATGTTCAAAATAATTTCTAATAAAGTTCCATACATCATTGTGGGTTCTTAGCAAATTATCAATATTTGCTTGTAATAATACATGAACCTGTTTATCCTCTAATACTGCAGTAATCAACTTTGCTTCTGTATTATTCACTTAACCACTCCTTAGCCCTGCGTCGTCTTTCTAGTCTTTCTTTATCATCTTGTTCTTTATCTTTTTTAGCCTGCAAAATTTTTTCCGTATTATAAGCAAAATAATTCCAAGATGGATTTTGGGCAACACTAAAATAATGTTCCAACAAATCGTAACATTGAGCAATCCCATATGACTCTATCAAAGCGTCTGATGACCATTGTTCAACATTTAAATTTAATGATGGCTTTTGCTCATACCTCATAGTGTGATATTTGCTATATCTAGAAAGCAAAGCCATTCGGTCTTTGCGTTCGGCCATTATTCTTCAGCAGCCTCTGACTGTGCTTCCTTAATCTTTTCTGTTAACTTATCTTCAACAAACTTATAAACACGTTCAAACGCTTGATCTGTATTCTCGCCATCACGCTTGTTATCAATAATCCCAAGATCAAGTCTTAGGGATTGAAAATTTCCAAGATTAAGCGTGTAACCTAAAGTAACTGATACCTTAGTTTCTTCCATTTTATACCCCTTTGTTAAATAGATTCATTCCAAATTGGAACAAATCGTCCATCTTCAGTCTTCGTATATGTAAGTATACCATCGCCCATTCTTCGTGTCAACTCTTGTTTAGTAGGCGTAATATCATTAGTTATTAAATTATCTTTTCTAGGTCTTCCAATATGATGAGATGCCAGTATATCACGAATCTCTCTTACCTGAGATTCTGAATAATATGAACGTACCTGAAATCCTCTGGCTCCCCCTTTTTGTGATCCGATTGGAAAAGGAATAACTCCACGCTTCATTAAAGAAGGCATATATTTTTTATGACGATTTACTAGTTCAGCCGTTTGTCCAACAGTATAGGCTCTTTCTCTTTTAGTTTTAAAATCACTAATTAAACAACTCTCTATCTGATCTTTTGTAATATTATAAACAGACATAATTCCATTTGATTTATTAAAATGATGAATTCTTACTAGGCTTCCATTTAAAAACCAGACTTTTTTATTGCCAGGAATTATAGGCTTGAGATTGTAACCTTCGCTCTCAGTTGTTCCTTTTTTAGTAGCCATCTTCCCTCTTCTGAATCCTCTGGTGGGTGAAAAAATTTTCTAGCCCCACAATATAAGCAATATGTTTCTAAATGTCCAATCACAGTATATTGCCTATCAACAAACATGCTGCGCTTACATTTATAACAAACAAGCATTAATTTGGTATACCTATAACAATAATATTAACCGCAACAGAAAGATCTCCAGTTGAGTTAAATCTTACTATTCCTTCTACCTTAGATGTTGTAATTGTTTTTAAAACAACAGAAACATTTTTCCCAGCATCTGTTCCTCCAGTATTAATTGGTGTAGCAGTTGCAATAGGTGCATATTTAAAATCTGTTGGAAAATCATAACTAAAAGCAACTTCGTTACCAGCGCTTTTTGTAGAACTAGAAACAACATCTATATAACCACCAATGATTCTAGCCTCTGAAGCCTTTACACTTTGTTTTCCCACACCTGCTGTGTCTACTGTTACATATTTATAGGTTGCTGGAGATACTTGATTTGATAAATCATTAATTGCATTAGCCATTTGGTATACATAAGACACATCTAGTGGTTGTCCTCGTTCTGGTAAAGGTAATTTTGCCATATTATATTATACCATTAAAGGTTAGTACTCACTGTTTCAAAAAAAGTTAAACCAGAAAATCTTTCTTTTGGAAACGTAGGGGGCTGGATAGCAAATTTTACATGAGAAGACCCAGTTTTAATTAATGTAGAATAAGAATTAGAATTAGAAGAAGTTAAATATTCCCAATTTTGATTATCCCATTTTACATAAATGTAATATTCAGAAATATCTTTTACGCTATCCCAAACTAGACTAATAACTTTTGAATCTTGATTTACAGATATTGAGTAATTTATTGTAGAAATATTTGAAATAGCCAACTTGTATTGTGGTGACCAATGAGATGATCTATTTCTATCATCCGAGATGATTCTATATCTTAAAAGATATTCTTGGTGTGTTCCATAAATTTCTGGCAAATCATTTTTTTCAATTATTATATTTTTAATTCCAGCATCTGACATTATTGCACATCCATTGCAAACCTAAATTCGATATAGTTAGTTGTATTTGCTGCTTTAATAATAGTTTGTGCATTTTTATTTTTAATAACTGAATATCCAGTTAATCCATAAAGAGGATTTGTTGAATTAGTATTTTCAAATCTTATTGCATCTAAACAAACATAAAACCTATTTGTAGTTTGATTATTTTGAATAACAGATGAATATATTGAAACAACGTCAACTAGACTCCAAGTAAATCCAGAACTTTTATAAAGTTGTTGTAACTGCTTAGTAACAACAAAATATCTATTTGTTTCAAAATCATAATCTTCTTTATTTAAAATTGCTTCAAATCTTGCCCACTCTCCAGTGTTATGGGTATCAGCCGAACTAAATTCTAAAAGAACTCTAACTGAATCTGGAATATCTGTATCTGTGCCATTTTTATTTGCAACAGAAAATGCTAACTTTAAAACATCTGTTGGTGCATTCTTGTTAAAATCTAAATTAACTCCTTGAATATGAACATGTTCGGATCCAGAATTAACAACAAGATGTCCTGCATTTACTGTAAGATTAGATGTATTGCCTGCCATCATTACGGTGTTATTAAAAAATCTACAAGTTTCATATCTATTAATTCTATTCTGATCTGTAAAAATTCTATTGTCAGCATTTGTTTGAAAAACTTTGCTAGTTTGATTAATAATATTATCATTGTCGCTGCCATCAAGTGGATCATAAACTATTGGAATTGCTATTGCAGAAGATGTTTGATGATATTCCCAGTTTTCATCTTTTGTAAAAGCATAGATAGACTTGCTATCATATGCTCCAGCCAAGGGATTAGATCCTGCAGAGTAAACTCCTACTTCTGAAATCTCATATCTTTCATCTGTTGGTAATTCTGCTGTTAATACTACCTTTGATATTCCATCTTCATTTACGTATCCCCTGGATGTAATTGGAACTCTAAACATTTCAAAATCTAATGATTGTTTTGCAGAATAATCTCCAAGTGTTGCGTCTAAACTTACTGGGGTTGGTCCGCAGCCCAAAGCAACATAAGAGGCGTAAGCAGGTGCTTGTCCAATTAAATATTTTGCAAGTATATTTTTACCAGTATTAGTTATCATTTATTCCACCCCATATATTGTATCATTAAACACTTCTCCCTGTTTTAATATTTCTACTTCAACCTGTTCATCAGAAGCAAGATTAATTACATTAATAACTATATTTCCAGTTGTTTGATCAATATAAACTGTTGCTCCGTCGGGGCCATTACCTACACTTGGAATAGTATTTTCTAATTTAATAGGAAATTTTTTAAAAAATTCCTCTGATGTATCTTGTAAAGATAAAATATTTTGAGGGTTATATTGAAAATACAAACTTGTAATATTTTTAATAGGTTGATAAATTACATTTTGTCCGTTAATAATGTCATTACGTGCTATATTTATAATCTCTTGTCCACCAATATCTTCAAAAATTAAATCAGTCATTACCTCAACTGGAACTGTTTCGTCTGGATACAATATAATATCTTTAGTTGCAATCTTTACTCCACTGGCAGAAGTAGATTGAGTTATTATCGGCACATTTGGAACTGCATTTGTCATTATATTACCTCACTTAAATATACTGTCATGTTGGGTCCAGAAGAATCTTTTGAATAATCAATATTATATACTAAAAATCTTGTGGAATCTGGAACAATTTGATCTATTCCATCAGAATCTTTGTAGTCGATGGTTACAATGTCACCTAATTGAATTGTTGGAATACTAAAAATTTTTAAACCAACAGATTTTCTTGGTTTTGATATTTTAGATAATAACCATTCCATTAACAAATCTGCATCCTCTGAAGTTTGTACATATGGAGTATCTAAAGAAAATTCTTTTCTGCCGTAAGACATCCTGCTTATTTTAATGTCTTCGTAATTGTTTGAAGATTTGAGTGGTGACTTTATCAATGGTATATTTGTAAAAGTACTATTGCTAAAATCACTATGCTTTCCATAATAAGTATCTACGCTAAGTTCATGCTGTGATTGCTGCGTAAACGTAATACCTTGAATTCTTAAATAATTTCCAGTAGTTTCATCTAAACTTAAAGCAGTATCTGTAGCATTAAAAATTAAAAATTCTGCACCATATGAGCCTGCTCTAAATCCAGAAACGGTATATCCTTTTATTCTATTAAAAGTTGGTGATAATTTAGCATAAAGTGCTGGATAGGCTTTATCATATCTAATATTAAAATATGATGCCTCTCGCATAATAGTTCCAAATTCATCAAAATACATATTATATTTAGGTGGTTCGCTAGGACTAATTCCTGATAAAAATGTTGATTGAACTATTCCACTCATGGCATATTTACTAAATGATTCATTTGCATTTATTTCTGGATCATCTATTGCTGATAATGTTGGAGTATCTAAAGAAAAAGATGTATTTTGACTATAATTATTTGTCAATGCATAAACATTTTCAAACATACACCTAGATGCTCCACGAGTAAAAATTGCCATATTATTATAAACTGGCAATGGGTTAACATCGTCTACAGTTGCAATAAGTTTGTTATTTAAGTACAAAAAGAATCTTCTAACTGAACCTATATCTTGATATTCTACTGCAAGATCATAGACTGTTGGATTTTGTTCACCAACCATTCTATATTGACCAGTAAATTTTCCATCGTCTACTATAATATTTGATAATCCACCCCAAAGTTTAATTGGAACTGCTTTAGATGAAGATGGGTCTTTACCAATTTTATAAAAAATTATATTATGTAAGTTATCATAAGTGTTGCTGTAATTATTTATATTATTAGCAGCAAGAGCAATAATTTCAAAATAATATCCATTATTTGTTTCTGGGTTAAGCATTATTCCCAAACCACCAGATCCACCCCCAACATTAATATTTTGATCTGGTGTTAGTCCAGTAACAACGTAGTATGTATTTGTTCCAATTGGAGATTGACCACGAACATCATTGTTTTCAATTTTTCCAACAATTCTCATTCTTGTTCCAAAATGCTTAAATTTATTAGTTAATGGCTTATACACATATGATATAAATCCTAATGGATTATCAGTTGTACCAAAATCTGGACCATTTAAAATTAAAGCAGATGATTGAACTGTTCCTGTTTGCGTTGATTGCATCTTATTTACATTTGATTCTGTTAAATAAGTACTTGATAAAAAGTTTTTTATTATTCCATTTCTTGTAGATTTTTGTGCCAAAGAATTATTTACTCCAGCAGATGCAACTTGATAAGATACTGTTTGGTCAGATTGATCGGTTAAAGTAAATAAATAATCTGAATTCATCTCACATCCTCTTACATTTGCATTATCAGACCAATAAGAATTAATTCCAGCCTCATGTGATACCACAGTTGTTCCAAATTGACCTCTTCCATGTTTTGCAACATCTCCATCTTTAAATCTAAAGACACCGTCAACTACTTCATAGTTTGGTTCAGAATAAATTCTAATTAATCCAGTGGGATAAATTTTGCCATTAAAACTTATTTTAGAAAAATAATCTTGATACTCTTGTGCACTTGATATCCACACGTTTCCTATACCAGCGACATTATACTGAACTGCATCATATTTAATTATTTCTGAATTTGCATAAAAATAACCAGCATTTCTTGTTAGCCAATAAACACCTTCTCCCAAATCCATTAAATTATTAACAACTTCATGATTTATAACTGTTGGAAGATTTGCTGTTAGTGATGAATTTAATGGAATTGCACCAAGAACATAACTAGACTGAGTTGATACTTGATCATTAGTAGATTTAGTATTGTCTGATGCTGCAACTTCCCAAAGTAAAACTGGTTTATAAATCCAAGTTTTGTCAGAATCAACCAGGCTGGCTTGTTTAATAGAACCATAAGTTTTTTGAATATATCTTGTATTATATATTATTTTTCCATCATTATATACTGCTTTATCTTGTGATGAAACTTCAATAATATTAGATAAGTTTTCGCTATCCGATCCAGACAAAACAAAATCAGTCTCTCTATCTGTGCTTGATGGCATTATGTAGTTTTTGCTCATCATTACAAAATTATTGTATTCATCAAAAAACATGGAGGTTTGTGTCGATATTGCCAAGTCATTTAAAACTTGTGCAATTGTTTTATCTGGTGAAATATAAAAGTAAGGAATTATCAACTCTGATTCAGATGCTAATCTTTTAAATACATAATTAGAAAAACCAACTGAATCTAATAATAAAGATACTGCATAACTTAAAGATGCACTTGTTGCAAGCAATTGTGGAGCAGTGAGAGACTCTAAATAAAAGAACATATCTCTTAGTGTTAACTCAACAGTTCTATCTACTGATGTTGTTTTTGGAAAACCTTCAGAATATAAAGTTTTAATTGGTATAAAATAATCATATCCATCAACATTAACAATAATTTCATAAAATTTTAATTGAATATTATTATTAATATAATTTAAAATAATGCTATCAGTGTTATTTTCATTAAAGGTTTGATCATAATCAAATAATTTAATTGTTCCCGTTGATGCTAATAATTGACCAACTGGCAAACCATCACTTCCTAAATCACCAGAAGTTTTTTTAATGTTAAAATCAATTATTTTGTCTGATAGATCTACAGTTAGTCTAGGAGAAAGTTCAATTAAATCAAATGTAGAATCAACCTTATTCATAGTATCAACAACAATTCTTAACCCATCCAAAAACTCAAACTCTCTATAAGAATACTGACCATTTGAAGGATTTATATATTTAGTAGGCGAAGTAAGGTCTGTTGCAAAATTAGTAAGTCTATCTACCGTTTCTTCTTGAAGAGACCATCCGTAATGCGGAATAAAAGTTTCATAGCCATTATCGGTATAAATATAATACTGACCAACATCATTACTATTTGATTTAATTAAATAAGCGTATCCCAAAATTGATTTTTCTGGTAACAAATCTGGACTTGAATATTCTTCTGCTTTAACAAATCTATCTCTATATTGTTTTGGCACTATAAGTCCATAAGATAATTCCACATATCCATCTTCTTTAATTACAGAACTGCCATCTTCTCTACGTGAATTTGCATCAAACGATATTATATCTATCCAATTTTTGTTTAATAGTTTTTGTATTTTCCATTTAACGGGAGTGGTTTGATTTTCATATCCATATAATGGATCATTTTTTGTACCCGAAGCGCCAGAAAAAGGACCTAAATCTATACTTCCAACATTTGTTTGCATCTTAACAATAACTCTATTTGCTGGTACAGAATTTTTATAAACTACATATGGAGCAGCATCTTCAATATAGTTTTGTGCATTATTTAAAATATTAGCAATACCTCTTTCTGTATTTGCATCTACCCTATAAGAAGTCCAATATTTAAATTGATCATTTTTATCAGACATATAATATCTTGGTCTTTGTGCCATATCAATATTAGTATTATGTAAAAATCTTGAATTTAAAAAAGTTGCTTTATTAATTCCAGATCTTGGTCTAAATCTTTTAAAACAATCTTCTAAAGAATAAAGCATTTTTATTTTATCTTTTTTTGCAACAAAAGACATCGGAACATCCAAATTATCAAATCCTCCATCCACAATAATGTCTGAATCTGTTGCATTTGTATAATAGTTTCCTGAATCATTTTCGTCAAAAGTTGATATTATGTTCTTATATTTACTTCCAACTGCATCAAGTGGTCGATATCTATAGTTTCCAATCTGACTTATATTGGAAGCAATATTCATATTCCATTCTGCAATAACAGCAGATTGACTTCTTATGGTTGAAGAAGATTTTAAAAATGTTTTCAGTTCTTCATTAAAAAACATTATGCCTCTTCCAGTGTTACAGAAATATTCCAAAGATCATAATTTGATCCACCACGTTTTTCAACAGAATAAGAAAAATCTGCAAAAAACATTTCAACAATTTGATTATATTGTCCTAATTTTTGATAATCAGAATCTTCTTTGCCAAATGTAGAATATTTATCATACGCTAAATATACCCAAAATGGACCTTGATGGTTTTCGTACCAATCTAAAAGTTCTACTCCACCCGCTCCATTATCACTAGTATATGCAGAACTTGTTGTTTTTCCCGTAGATAAATTAAAATCTGGATTTGAAGATGCTGATCTAGATGGCAACAATGTCCAATTAGTTGAAAGGTGTAATTTATCTGCAATATGATAAGACCTCATTCTGCCATTTATCATTCGCTCTCTTTTTTCAATTCTATTTTGAGTAAATGAAATTGGTGCCCTGTTATCATCTGAAAGTATTAAGAACTGGTCAAAAAGGGTCGTATCTGTCTCTGAACCCGTATTTGAGCCTATTTCATAGCCATTTGGTATATAGAGTCCATCTACTAAAGTTCCAGGGTTATCTGCCCATAGCATGGCTTGTGGTCTGCTATATTTTTTTCTTCCAGTCATATAATTTGAAGATGACATTATTTACCAACCCCTCTAACTCTTTGAGAATCTATTTGTTTAATTTGTGTCATTACTACTCTAGCAATATCGTTTGGATTAGCATCAGACTTAACATTTACACTTAGGTTATAAGTATACACTGCGTTGGCAGGAGAATCTCCCTTATTCATAGCGCTAAGAGTATCTACTCCATGAGTATTAACCGCATACTTACTCATAACAAATTCACCTGGGGTAAGCATTGCTGGGACTGTATCTGTACCCTTTGCATATCCACCAACAGCAAAATATTTTGGAACAATTCCGCCTTTTGATAAATATCCATATTGTGCTTTTCTTGCTGCAATTATATCTGCAGAAGTAACTGTTGGTGCAGCAGGTGCTGCTGGTGGTGGAGTACCATTAGGGTTGTAAGAAAGTCCAGTAGTTGGATTATAAGAAACCATTGGAGATGGTGCAGGTGTTGAGGTAGGTGCTGGTGCACTTACTGCAGAGTATATAGTTTGAACTAATGTTGTAATAGTTACAGTTTTATCTTTATATTGTTTGTAATAATCTAAAATTCCAGACCACTTGCTATCAACAAGTTTTGCAGTTGCTAATGCTGCTGCCATTTGTGTTGTTGCAAGTTCATCCTGTGCTAATTGGGCTGCATCAATTTTTAATTTCATATCATCCCATTGCTGTTTTGTTTGACCAAGAACAGTCAATGCTTGTGTTTCAGTATCTAGTCTTGCTTTGTCAGCATCAAGGGTTGCCTGTGCACTTGTAACGCTATCTTGTAAGACTTTAAGTTCATTTTGTTTTGTAGTTAAGAGTGCATTTGCTGCATCTAAATGAGACTGTGCAACCTTTAATTGATTTTGTTGAATTCCATAAATTGTTTCTGAGATAGTCCATTGCTCTTGTTCTATTTGAAGTTTTGTTTTACCTTCATCATTTTTTAAGTTTGCAATTTGATTTGCTTGTGCTGCATCTAATGCTTTTTGTTGAACTGAAATAGCATTTGTAGCAGATGCAGATCGCATATCTTGTACAGCCTTTGCTGCTGCACCAATGTCTCCCTGAGTTAATGAATCTGCAAGGGTTAATTGTTTTCCTTGTTGACCAATAATATAATCATTAACTGATGCGATTTCTTGTAATGCTTGTTTTTGAGCATCATATTTATCGTTAATTGCTTGTGTTGCATGATCAATTAATGTTAAATCGTGATTTAATTTATCATTTCTAGTATTTTGTGTTTCTATAAGTTTATTTGCAGCATCTACTTCGGCTTGAGCAATATCTACATTTTTTTGTTGTGCATCAATTTCTTTTTGCTTGGCATCTGCTAATTTTTGTGCAGCATCTATTCTATCCTGATCTATCTTTAAAAGAGGCCTATATGACTGCTCTAATAACCTTTGTTGAATATCAAACATTTTTTGTGCAGCATCATATCCAGGCTGAAATGCAGCAGAATAATTTCCAGCCTGCATATCGGTAATTGCTTTTTGTAATGTTAAGTCTTTAATCTTTTGAACAGTTTCCAAAATGGTTTGTGCGGTCACTTCTCCATTTTTAAATTCTTCAATTAATCCTTTAGCAACATTTGGATCAGATAGAATATTTGAAATCATATCGGCATCCATACCCATTGTTTTAAGTTGCCCAGCAAGTTGGGAATATGTTTTTTGATCAGTTAATTCAATGCTAAAATTATTAAAATATGTTCTTGCAGCCTTTAATTGCTCCGCTAATTTTGCAGCAGAATCTGCTTGATTTTTTGTAGATACCATGGCTTTAATTGTTGCTGCATCAAATTTTCCAGTAGCAATTGCAGCAGCGAAAGCCTCATCAGAAACTGCAGCATAAGCATTATCAAGAGACATACCAGCACCAATTAATTTTTTAATGGCAACATCTTGATTTCTTGTACTTGTAATTATTTTTTCATTTGCATTAACAAATTCTCCAACAGCAATATTATTAATTAAAGCATTAAGTTGTTGTGCATTTTTTAATCTAATTGCTCCAGTCTTTTTATCAATTTCAATAAACTTTGAACCAACTTTGGCATAATCATCTGGACTCAATCCAGTTAGGAAATCAATGCCACCCTGTGCAAGACCTTGTTTTCTTAATTGATTTTCCATTCCATTAAATGGACTTTGTCCTTTGGTTGGTACTAAGTTTTGAACTTTGCCCTTTGCATTTGTAAATAAAGCATTCATAGCCTTCATTGAAGCATCCCAACCAACTGTTAATCCTTGTTGATCTTTTCTTAAATCCCTTACTTTTTTAATAAGATCATCTAATGGGGATGCGGTTGGTGTATTTGTAGATCCTGAACCAGATGCTCCTGGTGGAAGAGCAGTAGACTGATCTCCAGTCTTAGTAACATCATATGCCATATCTTCTATATATCTTGAAATTAATTTAACATCAGATTCTTTACCTTTAAAATCTTTTCCTCCATACTTACCAGATTCACCTAACCATTTTATATATGAAGCAGAACCTGTAATTTTTGCTGCTGGAATATTAACCAATGTTTCAACAGTTTTAAGATACTTCTTTTTATCATCTTTAGATAAATTCTTAAAATATGTTTCATCAATATTTCCTTTAAGTTTTTGATCAATATTATATATGACATCAATATTTACACCTTTATCAACAGCATCTTCTAAACTCTTAAAGTCTTTTATTAATTGATCACGAAGAGTGTTGTTTCCATCAATAAATGAAATTGCTACATCTGCAGAATATACTCCGCCACCCTTTGCTACATCTGCATAAAGGTTCATTATATCTTGTGCTTCTTTATCAGTTTTTGCTCCTGCTATTGTTGCAATAAATTTAGTTTTTAAAGAATCGATTGGCTTTCCATTTATATCAACAAACATTCCAGCAATTTGAGACATTTGATTTGCTGTTGTAGATCCAAACTTTGTAACAATTTCCATTACCTTAGTTGTTTGTTCGTTATTATTTGGATCAATAAGATTCAGAACCTGTTGTGGATCAAGTTCTCCTGTAGACATTTTTAATGTGAGAAGATATTCTTGACCGCTATTAAGACCACCATTTGATCTTGCGTCTCCAAGCATGTTTTGTGCAGCATCAACAAAGGCTGCAGAGTTTGTGCCTTTCCATTTATCCTTTACTGCATTTTTTGCACCATTAAGAAGTGCCTCTTGATTGCCACCCGCTTGATTGTATTGATCAATGATGGTTTTATTATAGCCAGCAGCCTCTTTAACTAACTTATTTCTTTCTGTTGTCCAACGTGTTTGTGCTTCTTCTGCTTTTACAAGTTGTCCTTGAATCTTAAGTTCATCTACCTTTTTTTGATAGTACAAATCTAAAGAATCTAACTGTTCTTTATTTTGTTGCAAAGCCATGGTTTGCTCTGCAACTGCAGCACCAGCAAGTGCAGCCATCTTTTTATTATTTGCACGATTTTTAAAATATCCACCAATGCTACCAACAATTGTTCCTACAACTGCACCGATTGCTTCACCAACTCCAGTCTCTCCAAGTATTGGAATCGATCCTCCAATAATTGCACCAGTAAGTGCACCTGCTCCAGCACTTGCAGCAATTGATCCAGTTGTTGCAATTTTGGTAGACATGAAGCCACCAATTTTATTATTATTTAAAGTTCTTGTTGCTTGGTTAGCAGAATTTTGTTGATTTTGCATAACTTTTAGTCTTATTTCAAGAGGATCAGTAAGAAGGTTTTCCCCATTTGGTCCAAGAACGCTATCTAGTTTTGCACGAATCTTAATTCCTAATCCAGCATCTCCAAGTTTTACAGCCATATTTGCAGCAATAGAGTCTGCCTGTGCTTTTGTAAGTGCACCAGATGTTACTGCTGCCATTAATTGACTTGTTAAAGATTGTGCTGCAGCATCAGATCCTCCTGCAATAACCTTTCCATTTTGTACCATTAATCCTTGAAGATTTTTTAATGTTGCTTTTCCATTTTCAGACTGAACAAACGATTCACCATATGTAGATTTTCCGCTTTGAACATTATAAGGCTGTAAAGCATTTGCTCTTGCTCTGTCCATTGCTTCACCTGCAGTTACTTTGCCAGCGCCAACAGATAGTTGTCTTAATGAATTAGTTGAAGCACCTATTGATTCATGCAACTTCATTACTGATGCACGAGTAGAATCAAATTCTGATCTTAATTTCCATACAGCAGCACCTATTGCAACAAAAGCAGTTACAGCAGCACCTACTGGCGTAGTCATCATTGGCATTATTTGTTCAAAGGCTGCCATAGCCATTGTTGCCATCATAATTTTTTGAGATAATTGTCCAAGTGCTCCAGGAAGCATTGAGCCAGCCATAGCAAGCATAGAAACACCCATAAGTTTGCCACCCATGCCACCTCTTGCTGCACCTTCTTCTGCAACTGCTCTATCTCGTAATGCTTTTTGTTTTAATTTTTCAAGCATATTAGAAATAAAGCCATTACTCTTGGTTTGTGTTGCTAACTCTTCTTCTGCTAACATTCTTTCACGTTGTGCAACAAGTAGGGCTTTTGCTTGTGATTCAGCCAATCTTCTTTGTGTACGCATATCTTGCGTAATTTGACCAGTGGTTCCATATAATTGCTGTTTTGATTGAGAAATTTTTTCATCTAATGCTAATTGTATTTTTGATTCGGCAAGTTGACGCTTTGCCACAGTTTCAAGTTGTCTACGTACAGATTTTGCTTCAGCATCTACTGGACCTGTTCCATAAAGTGCTACTGCATTTCTTGCTTGCGATCCCGCTGGCATTGGTACTGCAGATGCACCAAGTTGTCTTCCAACTGCTTGAGAGTTTGCAAGTGCTTCTTTTGCTCCAACAATTAATCCTTCTCCACCCTGCTCACCAATTGTTCGCATTTTTCTAGATGGTGATGCTACTGCAAGAGATTCTGCTGCACCTTCAGGTAGCGCTGCTGCTAATTTAGCGACTCTTGCTGAAACTTCTTCAGTTGTTCTAATGGTTGCATTTTCTAAGGCTATTCCTTGTTCTTGTGCCATTATCAATCTAGCATCTGCACCATCGGCAACTGCTTTAGCATATGCTGCAAATTTAGGAGATATTTCTTTTGCAGAAATTAGTCCAATAGCAGCATCATCAGCAATCTTTCTTAAAACATTTCCTTGTATAAATAATTCTTTTTCTGTTAAACCAATGTTTTGATTTATTTTTGACATTAATGCTGCTTGTGTTTCTGTATCAACACCTAACTCTTTTAATGCATTTTCATAAATTTTTCTATTTTTTGCAGACATTGCTAAAGAGTTTGCAATACCATTATTTTCTCCAGAAGTTTGAGTCATCCATAAACTTGAATGCCATGCTTCTGATAATTTCTTAGCATTATTTGACATTGCAACCATATGAGAACGATCTAGTTGTATTGCAGCATCAATTTGTTTTGATGAAAAACCTAGATCAGATAAAGTTGTTGCCATTGCTCTTGCAGATGTTTCAGCCCTTTCAAGTTCTGCATTTGCTGCAACAAAACCACGCTCAATAATAAGTTGATCTCTTACGCTTCCTAACCCAGATGGTGCACTATATCTTGTTGTTCTTACTCTAGATTGGCTTCTTGAAAGCATGAGATCTGCTGGAACAGATTGACCAAGAGCCTTTGCTTGAGCAGCAACTTCTTCTTTAAATTTTACAACAGTAACTTTTGTTTCAGATTGAAGTTTAGTTAATGCTGCTACTATGCTTTCATCAATTTGTCCTGTAGTTTTATTAATTAACTCTTGAATCTTAACGCTAGTATTTTTATTTGCAAGATTTGAAAAAGCAAAAGAATTTGATCCAACACCAATATTACCAAGTTGTCTTCCTACTGAAGAAGTTTTTACTGCTATCATTGCAGTTTCAGCAGACATTTTAGCAGCAGCAGCGGAGGCAGCAGCAGCCTGTGATGCTGCAAACTCTTGATTTCTTCTAATGACTTCTTGCATAACACCACGATTTGCTATTGCTCTATACTGTGGATATCCTCCTGGAGAATAGCCTTCAGCAAAACCAGGAATATTGCCAGACACCAAACCAGATGTTAACTCTGGAAACTTTTTTACATTTTCTGCTGGAACAACTGCTTCACCATTTGAAAGCATTGCTGGTATTGAGTCTGATGTACCAGTTCCTGGTCCTGAAATGATTCCGCCAGTTGCAAGTTTAATTCCTGGTCGCATTCCTGTTGGCATAGGTGACATTGCAAACATTCTTTGTGCTGCAATTGCTTGCTCATAAGATAAAACTAATAATTTAATTGCTTCTGCTTCTGCAGTAAATCTTTGTTCTAATCTTTGATGTGCTTGATCAAGTGACGCTGCTGATGCAGCATTTTCCATTTGTTGTTGAGTTAAATAGTTAGTCTGTTCACCAAGACCAGCAGAAGATTTACCAACACCATTAAATAATGATTTTACTCCAACAAAAAGTTTAATAATATTTGCTACACCGTTAGCAAGCAAACCAAAAGACATAAGAACTAATGGACCAATACCTGCAAGAATGGTTGTAAGCATAACAATAAAGTGTTTTGAGCCATCACTTAGGTTATTAAATTTTTCAAATATTCCACCAAAAAACTTTAATACTGGTGTAAGTGCTTTAATAAATTCTCCACCAATTGGGGCAATGGCTGTTTTTAAATCTTGTACCTGTTTTTTAAATTTATACATTGGAGAATCTGAAACTTTCTTTAATTCTCTTTCAGATAAGATTGCAAGTTCTTCAGTAGTTGCTTTTGTTAATCCTAAAACAGTTTGTGCTTGAGATCCTTCTTTAATTACATTTTGCATTAATGTAGATACACGAGCAAACTGGAATTTACCAAACATTGCTTCAATTGCTTTAGCACGATTCATAGGGTCTAATGTATTAAATGCAGATGCTAAATCAAGCACCATCTTTTTAACATTACCCTTATCAGCATTTACAAGTCCAACTACATCAATGCCAAAACCACCAAGCATGTCTTTTGCTGCTTTAGTTGGATTAATCATTGATGCTAATGCTGATTTAATTGCGTTTGCACCTTGGGCTGCATCAATTCCACCTTCACGCATTGCTGTCATAAAGAATGCAAGATCTTGAACATTTCCACCTAATTGTTTTACAACTGGTGCAGCCTTTGGAATTGCTGTTGTTAGGTCATCAATATTTAAAATTGTTTGGTTTTCTACAGCATTTAAAAAGTCAATATTTTTAGATAAATCATTAGTAGCAATACCAAAAGTAGATGTTAAAGAAATAATAGTATCTAAAGATTTCTTTTGATCGATACCGCCAAGCACTGCGAGTTTATTTGCATTGGTAACTTGAGCCATAAGATCTGCACCCATTTTGCCTGTTGCTGCAACATCGGCTGCCATACTCATGGTATCTGCTACGGCTACTCCATATTGAGTAAATTGATTAGCAATATTTTGTACATCTTTTAATGCTTTATTTGTATCTGCATTAGAAGTAAACATGTCTCCATAAACACGCTTAAACCTAATTGCTTGCTCTTCAAGTTGCATAAATGTTTTACCAGCAACTGATCCAAAATACATAAGTGGAACAGTAAAGCCTACCATCAACTGACGACCAGCCCATTGTGTATTTTTACCAAAGTTTAAAAGATTAGTAGATCCTTGACGAAGTAACTGATTTAAAAGTGCTTGCTTTTGTGCAGCAAGTGCAGTCTGTGTTTGCAGATTATTCATATCAAGAGATAGAGGTCTTACAGAGATTCCCTGAAGGGCACCGTTGGCATCACGTCCGAGTTTAATGTATTGTGTTTGTAAAGTTTTTACATTTTCTCTTGCAACTTTATTTATTGTTTCATGTTCTTGTGCAAACAATTTTCCAAATGTTTGTGTTGCTGCTCCCGCATAACGGAAGTATTCTTTCATTGAAAATTGATTTTTTGCAAGTGCTGTACTAAATGCTTCTGTTGTAGTTTTTATGCGAGTCATCTCAGCATAAAATTTGCCACTACTATTAATTGAATTTAAAAGATTTTGTTGCATGTTGGCAGAAACTGCGGTGCCTGCTGCACCTGTTTTTGCCATTGAGGAATGAAAGGCTGATATTTCTCGCTGCAACAATTTAAGTTGAGCAAGTGCCTCACTGGTGTCAATACTGACCTTGATGTTGGACTGAACATCAGCCATTCATTAGTACCTCTTTAGATTTTATTTATGGTTGAGCATTAAGAATTGATGTCTCTGCAAGATTAACTCCAGAGGCTTCCTCAATGATCTTATAAACCGTTGGAAGATCCATATTGTCTTCTAACGTTGCCAAATCTTCTGCAATCTCTGGCTTGTACTGCTTCATTGCAATTTGAACGCATTCCATAAGAATGTTAATTGACTTTTCGTTATCTTCTGCTACTGCTTGTACGCCTTCAAACTTCTTCATAAAAGAACGAAGTAATGAAATTTTTAAAGGTCTAATAGAGACCTTAGTTCCGTCTATTAATGTAACTGTCTTTTCTTCATGAACAGTTGTTGCCATTTGTTCCTCCTTTAAAGGTTATGTTAATTATAGCATAAAAAATGCTTTTTTTAGTCATTTATTACTTCATAATCTAGACCATTGCCAATTCCAAAACCAGCATCTACAGCCCTTTGTCCAGTAAGTGAAGTAATATCTTTTGCACTTTTTCCTTTGTACAAAATTCTTTCTTTCATTTCTTCCCATTTATTTGATTCTTGAGTGTCCTTGTCAATATCCACACCCTGCATGGCTGCCAAAAACTTTTTTTCCATATGGTCTAATTCTCTTTTTGTTGAAATGGTTTGTAATATTTCTGGCATAGACATTGACACTTCTAACTCATAATAATTTTTCCATGACCCCATTAAAAATACTTCTGTTTCTAATTTTACTAAATCTAGATCAGCCCATGTTTGACCAGATTCAACCGCTTGCTGTTTTACTGGCTCTTCTTTTTTTGCATTAATTTTAATACCAGCACAATAATCTAATATGTTATAAATAGTTGGAAGGTCAAATGAATCTTCTATTTTTTCAATTGACTCTGATAGTTCTGGCCTAAATTGTTTCATTGCAATTCTAGTGCATTCAACTAAAATTGCTACGGCCTCAAAATCTTGGGTAGATTTATTAATAGCAGCAAATGTCTCCATTAGTTCATGTAGATATTTAATTTTTAAAGGCGAAACTATTATTTTTGTACCATCAATTAAAAACAATTCATGTTCTTCATATATTTTTGTAGCCATTATATAAGTATACCAAAAAGAAAACCCAACCCCGAAGGGTTGGGCTTCTATATATTAAGTTATATTATGCAGGTGTTACGGTGCGATCAACGATCTTACCATAAGAAGCACTATCGTTTGGAAGAAGACGGAAAGATACGTCAAACATTGTTGCTGCATCTCTCTTTGCTGATACTGTTACGCTATCGATTGATAGTGCACGGTATGCTGCATAAATTCTTTCCAAGTTAGATCCTTCTGCACAGTCACCTGTACCAGGACCAACTGCAATAAGACCACGTTCGACTGGGCATTCGCCAATGTCTCCTGCAGACATCTTAAGTGTTGGGTTGTTTGAAACAGTTGTTAAATCTGAATCCTTGCCTGCGAGAGCAAAGAGAAGATTTTCAAGTGTTGCTTCAGCGAATGATGTCTTAAGATTAACTTTCATTCCCTGCTTGAACAACTTAGCAGCATCAAGTACTTGGTCAACCTTAACTTCTGCGAAGTCAGGTTGGAACATTAGTTCTAAACCATTTGATGTGTATCCAACGTTACGAAAATCTTCATCATTTTCAAGGGTATCCTTGTATGATGTTCCACTTACGTATGCTGGAAGATCTGTATCTGCAAGTGTTCCACCTTCGTATGTAAACAGCGCTGCTGCACCTACGATGATGTTGTTACTAGAACCTCTAGTATAATTTGCCATTTGTTCCACCTCTTTTTCTATAGAATAAAGGCGTTTGTTTCCTCAGTATTAATTATAACAGCCTTTATTAAGATTATTAATGCCACTCATAATCAATAATCATCTTATTACCAGCATAAGTTCTTGCTGTACCAAAACTGATTACATCCCTGGTTTCTTGAATTTGATAGACCCTAATTCTATGAAAATATACAGGTTCAAAAATTTCTCCAAGATATTCATACTTTCCATCAGAATTAAGTTGAGATTTAATCCATTCATTCAACTCTTCTGCAGATTCATCTTCACGATCAAGCCAATATTGTGCATGTTGTGTCATTTTTATAACATTTTGTGCTGCAGTATCTGTCAAAGCAAAAAAGTAATACATTAACTCTTCTGCTTTAATGTGAGGAAATGGAGTTCTACGCATTCTCATTATTCTATCAAAAATTGCTGCTTGACCTTGAAAAGAAAATTTATTATTTCCAGTATCTGCTGTTAAATCGTTAATTGAAAAATTTTCAGTTACAGCAAGAATATCTGTAGGAGCGGTTGGAAACATTGGAACAGCACCAAAACCAGCAACTCCTAATTTTTGCTGCAAATAGTTATTAATAAACACTGGAGGGTATTGATATTTTGGAGTATCCATTATGCAACCACCTTAATATTTGTTATCCATTTGTATCCTGTTTCAATACCTTTTGATTTACCAGCAATTTTACCAGAAGCCATATTACTTTTATATACTGTTGGATTTTCAAGTTGTTGTGCTACACCACTTGCTTTTAAAAATGCTTGAGTAAAATATCTGGAAAAAAACTCATCAAAAACTTTTTCAAATTGACCTCTTGTATTTCCACCTGGATTTTCAACCGTAACTGAGTTTTTTGTAAATATTGTTTCACCATTTATATCAAATACAAGAACATCTGATTTTACTGGTTTAATAGTAACTGGTATTCCTTCTTCCATAATTCTTGCTTTATTATAAAAAGGAACTTTTGAACCACTTTTTATAGAACGTGATTGAGAAAATGTTGATTTAAAAGATAAACCTAAGTTACTAACAGTATAGTGAATATCATATAATCTTGAATCTGGAAACCCAACCCTAGACCACTCATATACGTGATGTAAAATTTGTGGGTTTACTCTTGCGCTTGCATCAATATAGTTTTTCATAGTATCAATAACTGATCCGCCAACATTATGTAAAAATTCGTTTTTACCTAATTGTATGCCATCTAAAAATCCCATAGAATACTCCACTATATTATTCATTTCTTGAGCAAATTGTTTTGAATCAAACTTAACATTTGTCATATATCTACCGCCTGATTTTCTGATCTACGTAAAACAAGTTTATAGTATTCAATAGATCCAAAAGGTCCAACAAGAGGTTCTTGCGATGCAACTTCAAATAATGTGGGTTTTCCTGCTCTTGGTCCAGATGTCTCCAAATAAACCACATTGCATTGCCTATCTTGAATATTAGTTAAAATAACATTTGTCATAGATGTTTGATTATCTTTATCTGAAATTCTTACATCAAATTTTACTCTTCCGATTAACAATGTATCATTTGTAATGTTAACTGTATTTGGCTGTGACTCTTGTTTTGCTTTTAAGCCAGCAGTAGTAAAATGGCAAGCAACAGTTTTATTAATCATCCATTGTTTTTGAATATCACCGTAAGCACCTTGCTGTACAAGTGGATAATAAACATCTACTTGCATAGGGAACATAAAATCTTTTCCCTCGCACTGCATTAGATTAATCCTGGCTTAGCGATTGTTATCGTATATTTATTTAAAATCTTATCAACAATCATATTGCCAGTTCCTTCAAATAATTTTTTATCGAACTGAATTTTAAATTGATCTGAATTATATGAAGATACATATCTTGTGTAATAATCTAACTTTCCACATTTAAGATCTTCAATTAATAATTGGGTTGCATATTCAACATCTGGCGGAATTGCTCTATAACCAATATCTAAAACAAATGTATAATCCCAACCTTTGGGAAATCCAACAGAATTTACACCAGAAACATAACCAAGGTCACCATAAGATCTTGGATATTGTTGTGCACCTTGCTCTTCTCTATTATATCTTTCATTAATCACTCTTTCAACTGCAGAGTTATCAAAAGTCACTTTGAATTCAAAGGGGGTAAGTCCTGGTTGATCAACATCGTAAACTAACTCATTATTTTCATAAACTTTAAGTACTTTATTTATATCTTCCCATATTGCAAAATAATCTGATCCATCACCATTGCGTTGTACAATATGCTTGGAGTTATAAAATCCATCAACAATAATGGTATCAATTATAGATCTTGCTATCATTTCAAGTTGTTTATATTGTTCAATCTCAGATGCTGTTGTTCCAAGTTTTGTTGGATTTACATATGGCCTTACAATATCAAGATTTTCTTCATATAGAGTATTCACATGTTCTGTATCGTAAAATTTAATAAAAAACTTTCTATCATATTGTACTTTTGCCAAAGGAATTTCATAAGTTAAAATTCCATTTGAATCAGAAAATATATTTGTTTCTTCTACTGAGTGGTCCACCAAATCCTCAACATAGACAATATACTCATAATTTGGTATGGGTAAGGTCCATTTAGTTGTTAAAGGATAAGGTGGAACTCTCAATACTTCCATTGCTTACTTGCCAAATTCCTTTGCAACTTCTTCTGGTGTTGCTGTGCGAATATGTGATCTTGTAAGCCACTTTTCTGCTTCAGCAGGCGTTACTAGGTTGTGCCCAATATATACCTTACCTACTCCAGACCATGTAACATTTTTTGTAGAATGAATTGCAACCTTTTCAACTTCTGCCTTTTTAGGTGCAGCAGCCTTCTTTACTGGTGCTGGCTTAGCAGTAGCAACTCCGATTGCTCCGTCTGCTACGGCTCCAACTTCTTGTTTTTCTGCTGTTGAACGTGCAAATGAATCAGTACCAACTACTACTGGTTCTTCTTTTGCTGGTTCTTCTGCTTTAGGTGCTTCTTCCACAACTGTATTTTCAACAATTGAAGGCTTAACTTCTTCTGTTGTATTTTCAGTTTTTGGTTCTTCTTGTAAATTATTAAACATTTTAATTCCTCCTTAATAGTATTATATCATTAAATTGATAAGGGGAGCAGGAGCGTTAACTCCTACTCCCCAAAATCTTTACTGTTTACAGATTAGGAATCTGCAGCAGCATCTGCGTATGCGATTGCATCTTGTTCTTCCCATTGAATACCAAAGCGGACGAATACTGTGTATTCAATTGTGTCCTTCTTTGGCTTATATTCACGGTTAACAGTGATGTCACGCTGGAAGCCCCATACACGGTTCTGTGGGAATGTCAAGTCGACATATCCTGCAGGGTAGTAAGGAACTTCTTGAACATCGATTCCGAGAACACGAGTTGTACGTGCTGCTCCGAATGTCTGTGCTTGTCCGTCAAGGTAATTTTGACGCATTGCTGGTGTGCCAGCAGCGCCTGCGTGTGATCCAAATGCTTCTGCGATTGCATCAGCAAGTGTACCGTTATTCTTAACGATACCTTGGAACACATCTGTACCTGCATAGAACTTTAGGTTGTTCTTAAGTGCACGATACTTACGTGGCATAGCAAGGATGATGTTTTGCATAACTTCTGGAGTCCATCCTCCATTAGTAACAGTTACAACAGACTCATGTGCATCACCGTTCTTCGCACGATGTACGAAACCGTCCATGATTGACAAAAAGTCTCCTGTTGATCCATCACCATTAATTGCAAGATCTTCGATATCATTACCGAATGCGTTTGTCATAAGACGAACGATATGATCTTCAAGTGCTGCACCTTCGATATTATCTTCAAGTGCTTCTGCAGTTACTTCCCAGTCAAGACGAATCTTCTTTGTGGTAAGTTCAACCTTTGAGAAGGTTGCTCCTGCGTTTGTGTAGTCTCCGATTGCTTGTGTTGCTGAACGAATTACACGCTCTCCAACATTTACCTTCTCGAGTTCCATTGTGTTTGCTCTCATTGTGACTCTACGTCCATCTTGAGCAAGTATTGTTGCATCCCACACGTAGTCAATAAACTGACGTGCTTGTTCAGGGCGAAGGATTCCGCTTCCAGCGTCACCTGAAGGATTTACGGCGTTAGGGCCGTCTGTTACTCCTAGGTTTGCTACTGGGATGTTTCCCAATACTCCACCGTTTAGGTAGTTACCTGGAATATTATTTGCTGCATCTGAACCCGAAGCGAATGCGCCTTGACCCTGATAGAGTCCTGGTGCTGTTCCGCCCACATGCCCTGTACCTGTAGTACCTGGTTGGTTCTTCTTAATTTCTTCTGACATATTTGTTCACCTCCAAGTGATTTTCTAAATAAATAGATCGGCTGTTTTGAGGAAACGTCCGCCCCATAGGGATTTTTCAACCATTTCAGGTTGATCCTGGATAATCTCTCCGAGATCACCAGACTTTCGGAAAGCCGTATCTGCTTCTACTGCGTCTACACGCTTACCAAATTCATTTACTTCACCTTTTGCTGCTGCAATATCTTTTGCAACTTCTTCGAATGAAGACCGTACTGCATCAACATCAACCTTGGTAGACTTAAGAAGTTCTACTTCTGCCTGCAAAGATTTTACTGTTGATAATAGATCGCTAAAGGCTGTTGTAAGATTGTCATTGATTGTTGCAACTGCTGCAACAATTTCATCTGACTTCTTTGCTTTGTCTTTTGCTGCTTCTGCATCTTCATCTGCTTGAGTTTCTGATGCTGCTTCTGCTGCTGATTCTTCTTCATCTGCTTCTGGCTTCATAGCCTTTTCAGCATCTGTTGATTCTTCGACAATAGCCTCGGTTGCGACCTGTGGTTCTACAACTGTAGCATTAGACTTCTCAACGATTTCTTCTACTACTTCATTTGTTGTTTCTTTCATAGGATTTGCCTCCTTGTTAATCTTAGAAGTATTAATGCCTTTAGCACTATCAACTAAGAACTTTATCATATTTGTTTTTTCATTATCCGTTTTTTCAACGAAACCAATATTTTCCATCTGTAAACCTGTGAGCGGATTTACTTCAGACTCGTTTTCAGAAACCAAAACTAGACCTGCTTCTTTATCATAAAAAACATTTTCAAGAATAGTCTCATCTGCTTTTATAATATTAACGCCATCTACTTTTTCTACTGAAACAATATTTGCAAATTGATTTGCTGGGGAATCTACAAGACTCAACTCAACAAGATCATATTGCTTAATAACTCTAATTGCTTTATCTGATTTTTCATCATAAGCGTCATCCCATTTATTCATTCTTCCGCCAATTGAAAAACCAGTCAGTGTTCCGTCAAGAACCTTTTCCCATGTATCTTGTGCACCCTTTGAAACATATGCAGATACAAAAACACCAGAGTAAAATTTCTTGGACTCTGGATCAAAATATTTATCTTCTTTAAATGAAACCATCTTACCTACTGCAAGTGGCTGATGCATTTCACGAATGTTTCCACGGAATCTTGCAAACGCATCCATTGATGCTTCTGTTGTTACAATGTCATCTTGCTTATCAATATTATCAAGGGATGCAAAACCTGAAACAATACGTCGCTCTTTGTCAACTTTTGCAAAAGGCATAGAAAGACGAAGATTATCGCCATCGGAATTCCAATGGGCTTTAGTTATATTGCTCACCATTATATTATAAACCCTTTTTTAACAATATCTTACTATTCGGACAATTCAGGCAGTTCATCAGACTTTCTACCTTCGCCCTTTGGATTTCTTCCAGTAGTCGTTGCGGGTCCATCTGATTGATTATTTGCTCTTTGTCCATCTCTTGCCCTGTTAGTACTTGCATCAGCAGATTGCTGTGGTTTAAGTTCTAGTGGTTGATCTCCACCATCTCTTTGTGGCATTCCAAGAACTGTTCTTGCTTCATTTGGAACCATAATTTGATTCTTTACATATCTTTCAAGAATTTGTGATTGAGCAATTTCATCTGTCAATGTGAGTTCGTTAAACTTAAATTGCAAAATATCTGTTTGTTCACGAATAATTTTATTGATTGGCTTTTCAAGTTCTCTTTGTGCTGGACGTGCAACCTGCTCTTTAAATGTTCTATCTTGTGCAAGTGCTGCAGCGATTGCGGACGAATCTGATCCTCCAAGTTTTGAAAGTGGAACCTGGTGTGCTACTAAAATATCATCACGGTTTTGTTTGCGATATTTTTCAAAAGAACCTTCTTGAACTCCATTTTCAATTGGTTCCATTTTAAATTCAACTTTATTAGTGTCTGAATCTCCTGGAAGTGGAATATAAAGAGTTCTATGATTTTGTCCTTTCATTCCAGTTTGCAAAAATCTAAACATTTTATCTTCTGCTTCTCCAGAAAGTTTTGCTCCTTTAAGAGTAACTACATATCTTGGAACAGCCTTATTGCTAAAATAATCAATATTGTATTGTGATGCTAACATGTCACCTTGCAAAGCAGTAATTGCAGAAATAATATCTGGAACACCATAAAAAGTATTAAGTGGTGAATATTCTCTAAAATGAATAATTTCATTTGGACGTGTGTCAGCGGTTACTGGATTTGGATTTGTTGCACCAAAGTTTCTAAAATAAACAACCTTGTTTCCGATGACTTGAACAAAACCATCACGAAGTCTACGAACTCTCATTGTTACTGAAGGTATATGCCCAATATATCCAATTTGACCTTTGACCGTTCTACCAACTTCTAAATATCCATTACCAGTTGCTTGAACATCTGTATAAATTTTTTCCATAATAGTTGTAAAAGAATCTTCATTGTTTAAACTTTCAAGCCAATCAGTTATTTCGATCTTGGCACGTTCAATTCTTTTACGAGCATTTTGTGCAGTTTTAGGTTGGGCTGCTTCTATTTTTAACATTGTTCTTGGAGATATTTCAAAGTCATAGCCCAAACCAACAATGTTTTCAACTTTAGCATCAATTGCAGCATGGTTAGCAAAAGAAGTGTCATAAAAACTTGCTAACTCATAAAGATTCCAAGGCGGTGTGATAACATCAAATAAACCATAACCATTTCTATAAATTGTTCCTGGGTTAATTTCTTTAGACTGTGCTCCATCTTTACCGCTTCTTACTGCTAGAGCACTAGACATATATTGAGGGGTTGCTTCACCTTTGGCAATTCTTGAAGCACGACGTTTAAAATTATTATCTAAACCACTTAAATTTTTTAACTCATCCCAGGTTTTATTAAAAGGATCTTGTTCTTTAAATACATCAGATTCCTGTGGAAAATCATCCATTGAGGCACGAACTATATATTCATTTTCTTCAGACATTAGTCATCACTTCCATATTTGTCAACTGTGTCTTGCGCTGCTTTCCAAGCACCTAAATCATTCATTGATGGAATGTAACCTTCTGCAAGTCTTTGTTTTTGCTCAGAATATTCTTCTTCTGAAATTCTAGTTAATCCTGGAACAAAAATACATTCACCATCACCCTCATCGCCATAATATTTTGCTGCTTCTTTAAGTTTTGCAATTTGCAAAATATCACCCTTCATCGATTCAATATTTAAAACAGATCCAGTCCCATCAGTAAACCACTTACCATTTGCTTTTTTGTATACGTACAAACCCCAATCATAATGTTTTTCAATAATTTTAGCACGAGATTCTCCCACTTGCCCCTTCATTTTGGGCAACTGTTTACGCTTTTTCTTTGGATTTTCAATGTTCATAACCATTAGTATACCATATTATACTGGATTTTGGATCACTGTTTGCCACTTTAAATCAGTATAAATATTATACTCATAATCTTTAAAAGATAATATTTTTGGATTTTGCTCAGCACTATTATAGTCATCAACAATAATTTTGTTAGTTCCAGCATAGGATTTATAAACATCGGATGGGTTTACACCATAATATGATGTTGAAGACAAAACTAAAACACCTTGCCATTTATATGCAATATCCCAAAAATCCCAATTTAAATCATTTACTCCAGCATACCTAACTTTAAACCATGGCCTTTTTGTTACTGTTTGAACCTCTTGAAGATTTGTTGATTTATAATCAGAAATTAAGTTTACTAAGAGTGGTCCATTAATTCTAAACGCTCCAACAAAATTATTAAAATTAAGAATATTGGAAAAAGAAATTCCAAGAATTGACCATTGTTTTACAGTTAAAACTGGATCACTAACAATACTTCCATTTAAATAAAAAGTAATTCCATTTTCTAATTTTCCAGTAGTTGCATTAATTGCATAAATTTTTCCTCTTTGGCCTTTAGGACTGTCTGCAATTATAAAAAATTTAATAATACCATTTTTACTTTCAATTTCAAAAATTTCTGTTGGTGATGCTGGAAAATAATCTTGATCATATCGGGTTGCAATCTGCATGGCTATTACCTTATAATTACTAGATAATGAAGAATTTATAGGAATTGATAACCCCCTATTAATTGTAGGATCTATCATTCCACGCACTTGTATACCACTTTTTCGTGTTAAATAAAGATATGGGGTGCTTCCTTTATAAATAGAAAAAGGATTTTTGTTTTTATAATCAAAGTAAATACCTCTTTTAATATATGGGTTAATTGTATTTCCAAATCTTGTTCCAATTTTATTTTGACCAAAATCTAATGCTTGCGAAGCCAATTGAAGAGACCTTATTCTTATTGGATTTTTAGATATTTTTTCAACATCCAGTTCACAATGTACAACAATTGATAAATCATTAAAATCAATTCCTGATGGTGGATATATAATTGTGTTGTCTACAATTTCATATTTTGTGTTAATAAAACTATCATAAATTAAAGTTTTATTTCCTGTATTAGAATCTGTTTCTATATCTACTTGGTAACTTCCAGGAATAACAACACCATTTGTTTGTGGCTTTACCACATATTTAAAAGAGTTGGCATTTTGGTTTGCACCAGATTTTGTATATTGAAAAGTTATGTATGATTTTAAAAAAGAATTAGTTGTATCAAAACTATAAACTTTAGAAGCATTTAATGCTAAATCTGAATAATCATTATAGCCAGTATATAAATGATTATCCAAAGCATTATAAGTTTTTTGAATTGGTATTTGATATTTAGATTCAAGATCCGAGTATTTCCACAAAGAATATGTTCCCACTTCTTCATATTTTAATGGTGCTGGATAATTAACATTAAATTGCAAAAAGTCTAAATCATATATTTTGTTACCTTTAGAGTTTGTAACATATTTAGCAAAATATGTTAATGGCAAATTATCTTCCCAATAACCAACCACATCAATATCTAATTCAAAAATATTAAAGTATATTGATGGTTTAACAGAATAACTTGCTTTATGAGAAAAAAGTCTGGTTGTTGCAAAACTGGATGGATTTCCACCATCTAAAACATAATCCCAAAAAAGTTTATCGCTAAGTGTTTGTGTTACTCCATCTAAAGTATAAGTTCCAAAATAATTATTTCCAGCATCATAATCAACTAAACTTGAATAAGTATTAAAAACATTTAAGTATTCTTTTGTTATTCCATTATCATCAAATAAATCAGAAATTTTTGAATAATTAAATTCGTTTTCAAAATTAATAGAATAAATTTTTCCAGTAAATGTTTTTGTAAAATCTTTTGTGCCTCCAACATAAACACATAAAGAATTTTTATTTCCTAAAATTTTAGCAACGCTTCCTCCAAAAAAATTAGAAAATTGATCTATTGCAATTCCTACAGAAAAATGATCTCCTTTTAAGACGGCATCTGTTTTATATAGTGTCGTAATGTTGGCACCATCACTTACAATGTAGTTTACTAAATTATCAATTAATTCAATAGAAATATAATTATTTGTTAACTGATCTTGAATTCTTATCAATACCTGTGGCGTTTCAATATTATTTGTATATTTAAAAGTAGACCAAATACATTTAACTTGATCATTAATTGGGTTTATAGTATCAAAAAATAAATAACTTGAAGATGAATTCCAATTTGTATTTGGTTTAAAGGTAATAAAATTATTTTCTTCATTTTGAATTTCTCTATTGTCTTGATATAATTGCTCCATACTTTTATTATTTGAAATAAAAGTTGGAAGTTTATATTGTGGTATAGATAATTCATTATTTTCTACAACTAAATTATTTAAAATACCTTTTGACCATTTACCAATATCTGGATAATTATAATTATTAGCATAATTTGCAAACGTATAATCTATAAACACAGAATTGCCACTATAGGCTCTGTTAATGTTTTCTGGTATTTCTACCCCTTGTCCATAAATAAATCTTTTTTTAGCAACCACTGCTGGTACTTGATATGGATAAATTCCAACACAATCAACCTCTAAAGGAAAAATATCTGTATAAGCATAAAAACCAAGCCAATCATTGCTTTTATTATTTGTATACTCGTTAGGAAAAACTAAAGTATCTGTTATAAAATTTAAAGATATAACTTGTTCTCCATTAATAAGTAAGTTTGCAGAATTTTTAGTAACTCGAATATCCAAAAGCATTGGTCTAGACCATTCACCAACAAAAAATGATCCAACGTGATTATTTATTTTTAATAACAAAAATGGTCCATCAACATATAATCCATCAGTCGAACTAATTGGTCCAAAAATTCTTTTTGCTGAATAAGAATCTGCATCTACTTTTAGCCACATCTCAACAGTGTAATCTTTAAATTTTCCAACTTCATTTAAAAATCCTTTGCCTGGAATAATTAAACCTGGAAGATTATTATCATTTGAAATTATAGTAGTTGTATTTGATGCACCATAAACCATTGGTACTCCAGAATTTCTTGCAGATAAAGAAGTTTCATCTGCAATATAATAACCTGGAGTATTGTCTAATCCATAACTTTTTGCTTGAATACCTTTTAATGAAGAAAGGTTAATATCTGAAGGAATATTTGTTGGAACAACTCCTAAAGAAAAGGTATTAAATTCTTCAGACCACTGGCCAACAGAAATTCCATTAATTAAAAATTCATACGTTTCTGATTCTAAATTGCTATTAATATATTCAATACTAATAAAAGGTCTTGCTGTTGTATTATCAAGTGGAATATGAAAAGTCTCTGCAACAAAAATCCATTGATTATATATTGATGTATCGTAGTGTTTTACATTTTGAATATTTTGTCCAGTTGTAGAATCATAATATTCATATCCAATGTTTATTCCATTAATATATGGAGTTAAAGAATAAATATATCCCGCTACAGAAAAAGTTCCTAAATCAGTATTTAATTCTGTAAAATTAAAAATATCTGGACCTACACAATTAATTTTTTGAAAATGATTTGAGTCTGGAGAGCCAGTAACTTTATTGATAACGCTAGTTATAAATGGTTCATCCACTACATTAGTAACAATTTGAGAAGAACCATTTTCTATTTGCCAGTGTGCAAAACTTCTATTTGTCTCTGAAATTAATGAAACATAGTCTGCTTGATCGTCTAATGCCCATAGCGAAATAGGGTGTTCCGAAAACACTTTTTCTGCATATAAATTTGATAGAATAGACATTATAAGTCTATTTTATCATACTATACGGGTAAACCAACGTGGAGTTGTATATCTTGTGCCAGAAGTAATTGGTTTAACACCATGCACAAATCTTGGTTGATCTGGAAAACAAAGCAAATCTCCTGGCTTTGGCTTAATAGAAATATTATAATCTGGAAAATAAATTTCTCCACCTTCATAGTTTTCATTTAAATATACAAGAGTGGCTATATCATTAGGTCTTGAAGAATCAAAGTGATCATGCATTCCATGACCTTCTTCAAACCTTGCTATATGAGTTTTGTGCGGATTAAATGGTTCAAATGGTTCACCATAAGTTTTTAATACATGATCATAAACCCTATAAGCATAATCTTGCATAAGATTTAAAACACTTTTTTCATTTGCTTCAATCTCATGATAGGTATAAACTTTAAATTCTTTTTCATTATTTCCATGCATATTAAAACTACTATCAAATTTAACAGCATGATCATAAATTGTTTTAGCATCTTCAGGATTCATAAATCCTTCTATATGATGTATTTGAGACACATATTCCTCCATTATCCGACCTTAATTTCGCAATAATCAGTTGTGCAATATGCTTCTCCTGATGCCTCTAAATTATCAACACCGTCATAAATTGCACCAAAATCAATATGCTTTAATTTTCCTACATATCCATTATATTCTTCTTCAGTAATCTGAGTGTATGGCTGCTGTGGATAAATAGTATTTCCCATAGGAAGGAATGATACTGCCTTTAATTGTCCCTCGTACATATGTAATGCTGGAACAACATGTTTTGACTCTGTTTCCTTGTCAAATGAAAGTGTTACAGAAACCCCATTATCAGACCAGTACTTCTGAGCAGTTGCTGCAAGAGCAATTTTCTCAAATAAAGTAACATCTTTTTCAGATCTTGGATGACCTGACTTAATTGGAAAATATACTACGGATGTATTTGCTGACACTACATCGTCTTCAATCTTGTATCCCGCTGCTTTAAACAAATAAACCATTGGATCTGTATTTCCAAAACGAATAGCACGAAGGAAGAACTCTCCTCCAGGACCCCAGTGAACTCCAGGAGTTGCACCAGAAAGAATTGAAACTGATCCTGATGGCTTGATTGTTGTTACACGAATTGATTCACGAACACATAGCCATTCAGAATACTGATTGTCGTAATGACGAATTTTGTTATATCCCTCATCCATCCATTCACGAACTGTTGGCAAGCCCTTTAGATCTGCAAAAGATGCAATGCCTGTGAGCGATGTACCAATACGACGATTACGTTGCATAATTCCGTTTGTCTGTTGCCAATGTGTTGGAACAAGAGTTACAGTTTTTCCATATAAGTATGCAAACTTTAGGGTACGCAGGAAGTCCTCCTTAGAATCATGACGATTTAAATGCACTTCTACAAGTGTACATAATTCGTAAGACTCTAATGGCTGCTCCGCACATGGATTAAAGCCCATCACACGATAGTCTTTTCCATCTGGCGCATCCTTTAGTCTGCCATAATTACGAGCAACGTCAAGCCAGATAAAACCTGGTTCTCCATTTTCTGTAATTAAATCTACATAGTCTTCATACTTTGTTCCTACTTCTGCTGAAATAGAATTATTAGACATCCATGCCCATCCTGGATTATCTGAATCAAATGAGTTACGCTCTGGGAACATTTCTGAATTCTTTAAGTTCATGAATGTTTCATCCCCCTCACTCCCCAAGGCAAGAGTTGCGGATCTGCGAACGTTGCCTGATACTACGCAAGTACCAATAAGATTTACTAAATCTACAATGGCACGAGAATCTAGCGTTTCCCCTGCTCTGGAGCCTATTACACGGTCTATCTGGTCATGCAACTTAATAAGAGGTGCTGGACCTGATGCTACGCCCCCAAAGCCCTTAATGGCCGAACCAAGGGGTCTAATGAGGTCGTAGTTAAACTTTTGAATACTTTGATTTGCTCTTAAATAGGAATTGATAAGAATTCTAACTGACTCGACCCAGCCTTCACGAGTGTCTGGAATTTCAAACACCTGTTCAGGTTCTGTTGGGGCATAGATTAAGAAATTCTTATCCTGTCCAACTGTATCAAATCCTACACCAATACCAAGCATAAGGGCATCCATAACCCAAGCAAACAAAGCCCCTGGATCATTTTTGTCAAGGTCCTTTGTTGAAACCATTGCACAATTTTGAAGTGCTGCTGAATTTTTCTTTTCCATAACCATAGGAGTACCAAAAGCCCACATCCCACGTCCTGGTGGAGTCCACTTTAAATTAAACATTCTATCAAAAGCCTCTTGTGCTGACTTCTGAGCCTTGTAGTCATTCCAAGGTAAACGGTTTTCTTTAGCATGATTCTTTTGAACTGAATACATACCCTCGATTACTCGACGACAAACTTCGTGCCAGCGCTCTTTAGTTCCATCTTCTTTCATTCTAGAATATGTTCTGATGAAGGTGATCTCTCCAAGTGAATTCTCTGCTGCATCTTTAAAGCCAAAAGGGCTTTCAACATTTTTATACTTTTCAACAAAATCTTCTGGAAGCCTAAAACTAAAGAAATCTGACATGTATTATCGTCCTTTCAAAAACGGATTAAGTGTTAAGTATAGCAGAGTTTTATAAAAAGTAAAACTCTCCTCTAAAGTAAAACTTTATACTTTATTTAAATGGCATCCAGACAGGTTTTTTATCTGCACCTTGTTCAACTAATCTTTGAAATGGAACTACATCATAAGCAATTGTAATTCTAAAATCATCTTCATTCCAAATACCACGACTATGTGGTCTGCCATTTTCAGATAAAATCATTCGATTGTTTTTATTAATGTTTTCATATACTGTATTTTCATCAATTTTATAATATGTAGAAGATGGCTCTGCATTAACACAAAAATAACCATGAAAATCTGGTGCTGGATGTCCACCTAAATGATCATGATACAAACGTTCATTTGTTATTGGATCATGTGGAAAAGATGTAGTTTTAATTTCTCTGTTAAACCATCCTCTAACATGATAGTTCATTAAATCAAAATCAATATCATAATATTCACATGCATCTTTGGCACAAAGCATAAGTTCATTATACAAAGTTTTAATATTTTCATTTTCAAATTTAAATATATTATATTTTTTATTTAACCTTGCAGATGCATTATTATTTTCATTATATTTGTGAACGACAATATCATTTAATTCATTTTCTTCAGTTAATTTATTTTCTAATATTTGAAAATATTTTATTTCTAAATAATTTGTTAATTCTTTTAAATCTATATTTAAGAATCTTTCAAATATTTTATGTTCTTTTGTATTCATTATGCCACCGTATCTCTTTTTTCAATATATCTTTTGCCACCAATATTATCTAATTCAGAGAATCTACTATATTCTATATCATTAAAATCAAAGGGGAGTTGGTGTAAATTTAATATATTAATATTATTTTTATTAATAAATTTTGAGGGATCGATATATTTTAAAATATTTGTTTTATTGTTTATAAGTAAGTTTAATACATCATTATAGTTATGCTCTAATGAAAAAGGAACATAGTCTTTTATTAACAAATTATCTGGCTCTAATTTATAAACATATGATGGTACGCTGTAAATATTTTTATTTATATTTAAAAATAAAATTGACAAATATTCATCAATGCCATAATATTTTAATTTGTCGGGCAAATCAATTTTATATAAATCTTCTGTTTTACCAAAAATAAAAGAATGATCTATATATCCTGTCTCAGACACGGTATCCGAATTGTCATATTCTTTATCTATATAAAATAGATTTTTATTTTTTATAGATTTTATTTTATGACCAGACAAAACTCCATTTTCTGGTAATAAGTTTATTAAAACCTGATCCCAGTCTTTTGTTAATTGATAAGGTTTAGAAATAAATAAAAAATGAGTATAGTCTTTTAACTTTTGATTTTCTACACATTGTTTTCTATAAAACCATGGACTTATTAATTCA